TATTATTCGCCCTATGTAAGACCGTTGACTCCCCTGTAGCTCTAAGGGTCTGGCTCGCTTACAAGTATCAGTCTTACGATGATATGCGGCGCAGCGTGGATCCCCTGGACTATTGCAATGTGGCAGACTTCCAAGCGGACTACATCGTGACCGAACTCCTTAGCAAATTACCGCTAGGAAAAGGTACTGATGAGGCCCTTACAGAAGCTGCCCTTCAGCGGTTCACAACCGCCGAATCGATTTGCCATGAAACGAACGTGTTACTAGAGGCTTATTCCAACGGTAAGGCAATGCCTGTAAACCGCGTTGTACACGAGGTGTTCGACCTCGCGCAGCGAAAAATTGGAAAACTCCTTGAACGATACAATCCGTATGATGGCTTTGACAATTGCAAGTGGGGACCTGGGAGCACCGCCAGTTTGGCGAGTGATTCATCTTCCAGAACTAAGAAGGTCCTTGAGGACCGCCTCAGTGTAACTGCAGACGCCGTACCGCTGCTTCGCGCAGTGTTACCCCTCGATCCTTTCTGGCTCGAGGCACGGGGCTTCCCGTGTGATGGACCGACGACCCCATTGAATCTGGAGAGCCACTACGTGGTTAACCAATTTAGTAAGTTGTCGTTCGTGGCGAAAAATGCAAAGACTCACCGAATTATCGGTGCCGAGCCCACTGCGAATGTCTTTATGCAGTTGGGCGTGGCCTCGGTGTTGCGTAGAGCCCTGCGCGAGGTTGGAGTGGATTTGGATGATCAGTCGATCAACCAACGTGGTTCATTTCGCGCTTCAATGAGCGGAACCCACGCGACCATCGACGAATCGATGGCCTCCGATTTAGTCTCTAGTGGCCTGGTGGCGTTGTTGTTGCCACCAAATTGGTATCACGTCCTTTCTCAGCTCCGTACGCCCTATTATCGCTTCGCTACTCTGCCCGCCTACAAAGGTGAGTTCGAGAAGTTCAGCAGTATGGGTAACGGATATACATTTGAGTTAGAGAGCCTCATCTTCTGGGCCTTGGCCCAAGCGAGTATAGAGGTAAGTGGTGCTAAAGGCAGAGCAAAGGTATATGGGGACGATATCATCATACCCACAAAATCCGTACCGTTGCTATATGACGTCTTT